GCCGCCAGTGGTCGTGAAGCAGCGCCGGCCCACCGGCGGCTGGCCGATGTACCACGTGCCCACGTTGGAGAACTTGGTGGCGTCGGTCGGGTCGGTGCCCTCGTAGATCACGAGGTCCCCCGAGGTGCCCAGGATCACCAGCCGGTCGTCGATGCCCGCACCATCGTCCTGGGTCCAGTTCGCAAGCCCCAGCACCGCGCCGCCGTGGATGAGCTGCGGGCCGAAGTCGAACAGCGTCGCCGCACCGCCCACTGCGCCGACCGGCAGCGCCCACATCTCCGCACTGGCGCGCTTGATGAACAGCAGCCGCTTCTTCCACACGCACACCTGCACGAAGGTCGACGGATCGACACCGGTGATGACGCCGGGACCAGGGCCGCCGACGCTGGTCATCTTCATCCACGACACACCGTTGTAGAGAAAGGCGCCGTCGGTCTCGCTGCACGCGATGAGGTACTGCGCACCGCCTGCGGCGGTGAACTGCACGTGGCTCATCGTGCCCGCGTTGGTGGCGCCGCTCAGCGCCATGACCGTCGGCACTGCCGTCATGTCGCCGCCGCCCTCGATGTCGAAGATGCCCTCATCGACAACAGCAAACAGCGTCGATGACGTCAGCGGGTTCGCGAGTGAGTTCGCAGGCGCACCCTCGTACGACATGACCGTGCGCACCACGCCCATCGAGTCGCCGCCGATGTTCGTCGCGTACTCGCGCCAGCCCGTGCGCAAGGTCAGGCCCAGCTCGCTGGAGATGAGGTTGTCCATCTCGATGGCGTCGGTGGGCGGCATGTCCGCGATGGCACCCGTGGTGTTCAGTCCACGCACCGGGGGCAGCACCGTCTGCAGCTGCTGCACGAGCCGCTGCGGCGTGTGCCGTGCGCGACGGGCGGGCATCAGCATGGGTCAGCTCCCGTAGCCCGTGTCGGGGGTGTTGAACTCGGTGGTGAGCAGCGGGTAGCTGTCGCTGCGCGTGACGCGCAGCACTGGCGCGTCGCTGTCAGCGCTGATCGCAGCTTCGAGCAGCTCGTCGTACTCGCTCTGCGCGGCGGTGGTGTCGAAGCCCTTGGCGGTGAGGAACTGCAGCTTGAGCAGCGCGGTGATCAGCTCGTTGTCGTGCTGCACGATGTCATCGTCGGCGTCGATGTAGTCGCGGTACTCGCTGGCGTCCGCAGCATCACGCACCCAAGCGCGCGAGCTGTAGTCGATGCGCAGGCTCTGCGCGGTGGGCGGTGCTTGGTAAATCTCGAACAGCCCGTTGCGAGTGCGGTAGATCACCGAGATGGTCGAGTTGCCCAGCGCGCGTGCCTTCAGGCACTGCCACTGCGGGTCCGTGGCCGGGCCCAGCATCGGCAAGCGCGAGGTGGAGTTCCAGCCGGTCAGGTCTTCGAAGCTGTCCCAGTCGGCCGGCAGCGCGTAGGTCGTCGCGCCGGTGGTGACCAGCTCCCAGGTGCGCAGCAGCTGCTGCCAGCGGTGCGTGTTGGTGGGCTTGATCAGCTTGCGCCCGGACCACGTGAGCAGGCGCAGCATCTGCTGCGCCGTGGTGTCGTTGATGGCGGTCACAACAGACGCGGGCACGGGCAAGCCGAGCTGCCCGCATGCGTCCTGAATGATCGTCAGGGCGGTCCCGCGTTTGTTGAACAGCGCCATGTCACGCCTTCACGCCGGTGGCCAGCATCTTCTCGATGCGCGCGGCCTGATCGCGCACCGCCTCTTGCAGCGCGGCGATCTGCGCGGCCTGTTCAGAGATCAGCTTCGAGGTCTTGGCCGCCTCGGCCGCGCTCTGCGTCTTGCCCAGCCACACCTGGGCGTGCTGCTTGAGCTGCGTGAGCCCAGGCACGCGCGAGACGATGTCATCGCGCACGCCCGCGAGCTGCTCGACCGTCTTGATGCCCAGGTAGCGGAACTCCTCGCACTGCGCGCGGGTTAGGAAAGGCCAGTCGGTCAGGCGCGTGCCGCTGACCTGCTCTTCCTCGCTCATGCCCTGCTTGAACATGCCGTACTGCTTGCTGAAGCGCTGCTTGTCCTGCGCGCTCGCCGGTCGGTCGATCACGGTGTTCTTGTCGCCGGGGATGATGATGCGCACGCACTCGACGTCATCGAAGATCGCGCGGCCTTCTTCCGCTGTGCGGGCCTCGTTCTTGATGACGCCCATGTAGAAGACGACGAACAGTGATTCGTCGCCAGCGTTCTGCCGCGTGAAGATGGTCGGGTCGCCGTCGTAGGTGTCCATGTAGTTCTCCGGTTGGTGATCAGGCGGGGGTCGCGAGGTTCGCGTCGGTCTCGACGGTGAGGTTGAAAGCCGCACCACCGATGCGCTGGGTGGCGACCGCTGCGCCGTCGGCGCCGGTCACGCCGATGCCTGTGCTCACCGCGCCCGTGCCCTGGCTCGCGGTCTCATCGACCACGACCGGCGCCGCAGAGCTGCCAAAGGTTGCTGCCATGTCGTCCTCCTTCAGGCATCACGCAGGTGATGCAGCGGATGGTTCGGGTCGTCCAGCTCCGAGCGCTTCTCCTGCTTGGGTGCATCGGGATCGGCTGCAGGCTCGTCGCCGTTGTCCGGGTCGACGGGCACCGAACGAGCGTCGGCGTCGGCGGGGTCGGGACGCGGAGGTGCCGGGGTATGTCGTGTCATGTGCTTGCTCCAAAAGGCCCGGGGCGCGAGCCCCGGGAAGTGGCAACCGCGAAGGGAGGCTCACCAGCAGCCTCCCCATCACGCGGGATCAGGGGCTGATCAGGCGGCCTTGGAACTGCGCGCCGGAGCTGGTGAGGTTGCCGGCCCAGGCGATGATCTGAACCTCGGCGTCCTGGTTGATCGCGTAGCGGCGATTCGGCGCCAGCGGGACCATGTTGCGATCCGCGTGGGGCCGCCAGAACAGGTACTTCGTGTTGAGGAAGTACGCGGTCTTGGCCACCGCGTAGCCGCCAATGCCGCCGTCGAGCACGATGTCGGCGTCCATGTACTTGAGCGTCGGGAAGCCGAGCTGGCCCACCTCGGTGCCCGTGAAGCGCTGCTGCGCCTGCAGCGAGGCGAGGTAGATGCCCCACATGAAGTTGTCGACGACGATGAGGTCGGGCCGGTCAGAGCCGCGCACCAGCGACGCCCACATGTCGTTGAAGGCGGTCTGCACGGTGTCCTTCGTGAGCGCGGCGCCAGCGGTGGTGGTCTTGCTGCGCCAGAAGGTCCACGTGGCGCGGTCGATGCCACCGTAGGTGCCGGTCGCGGGGTTCACCGGCACGGCGGCGTTCAGACCCACCACCTGCTTGCCGCCAGCAGCGGTGCCGTCCGAGTACACGCCCTGCGCAAGCAGGTTCATCATGCTCGACTCGGCGACCTTGATGCGGCCTTCGAGCAGGTCGATCATCTGCTCCTTGCCGCTGTTCTTCAGCTGGTCCAGGCCCGAGATGACCACCGGGCAGGCGGCCTGCTTGAAGTCGAACTGCGCGGCGCTGAGCACGTCCTGTGCTGCCACCGGCAGCAGGTCATAGCCCGAGTACCAGCCCACATTCGCGTTCTCGGCGAAGCTCAGCTCTTCGAGGATGAGCGAGCCGCCCGAGACGGTGCGGATGTTGCCGCGTTGGTTCAGGCGCGACAGCAGAGCGTTGTTCTTGGTGACGTTGTCCGCGAGCTTCTTGCTGCGGTTCTCGATGGTCGTCGCGACGATGTCGGTGACGTTTGGGAATGCCATGGCGGCTCCTGAGGTGGTGGTGGTGACCGACCTGTTTGGAGATGGCCCGAGGGTTCATCCGCGCCGGTCTAGTGGCGCTCGCGAACCGGATGGGCCCGCCATGGGCTTCCGGGGTGAGGAGGTGGGATCAGGTTCGACCTGCCTCCTCGAAGGCGGCTTCGAGGGCAGCGCGGATGGAGTCGTTCTTTGGCACCGTGGCCCCGGCATCCAGGGTCGTGTCGCCTTTGACGCTCGCCGCAGCTCGCTTCGCTCGAAGGACCGCTGCGGAGTTGCTGCTCGTTTTTTGAGCAGCCGCTCGTTGGGCCAAGATGGTACTCACGCCCTCGTGCATCTTGCAAGCCTGTTCGTAGATTTTCTCGATGTCCACGCCCTGGCCCTGGCGCGTACGAATCTCCACGAGGTCGGCCATGATGCCGGCCACGTCGCGATAGAACTCGTGCGCCTCGCCGAACGCGGCGAGCTGCTGGCGCATCTGCGCATCCTCGGCCTGCTGCTGCTGCGCGAGCAACTGCTGCTGCTGCGCGAGGAACTGGTCGAAGCGCGGGTCG